GCAGGCGACACGATCCAGTGGCGGGATGTTGCTGGTGTGGACAATCTGGGCAATGAGGTCAGCAGTTCGGATTACACGCTGACCTACTACCTGCGGTTCAACGCTGCGAGCGAAGGCGCGACGGTGGTGGGCACTGCGTATGGGACCGGCTGGCAGTTCAGCATTGCCGCGGCCACGAGCGTGAACTTCGATGCCGGCACTTGGTACTGGCAGGCAGTTGCGACAAAGACGGGTAGCACGATCACGCTGGGCAGCGGCCAGTCGACGGTGCTGGCGGCGCTGAGCTATTCGGGCACACCGGCTGCGCTGGATGGACGGTCGCAGGCGCAGAAAGATCTCGATGCGGTGCAGGCCGCGATCCGCGCAATCGTCTCGGGCGGTGTTGTCAAGCAGTACACGATCGGCAACCGGAGCCTGAGCAAGTACGATCTGAAGGATCTGCTTGAGCTTGAAAGCAAGCTGAAGGCTGAGGTGAAGCGTGAGCAGATGGCTGATCTGATTGCTAATGGCTTGGGCAATCCCCACAACTTGTTCGTGAGGTTCTGATGGGACTGCGCACGCGGCTGTTCAAGGCAATGGGCTTCGAGCCAATGCGGCCGCGGCAGCGGGCATATCAGGGTGCGCGCGTTAGCCGGCTGACGGCTGACTGGGTTACAAGCGGCACCAGTGCGGACAGCGAGATCAAGTCGAGCTTCAAGAGTCTGCGCAACCGTGCGCGGCAGTTGTGCCGTGATAACGACTATGCGCGGCAGGCTGTTCGGGCGATCCAGAACAATGTGATCGGCCATGGCATTAGGCACCAGGGGCAGGTGCGGATGCTGCGTGGCGGCAAGTTGGATGAGGCTATTAACGGCCGCATCCATGAGGAATGGGAGCGGTGGATGCACAAGAGCCGCTGTGATGTGAGCGGGATTCTGGGCTTCCACGACATCGAGCGGCTGCTGGTGCGCAGCTTGGCGGAGTCGGGCGAGGTGTTCGTGCGGATGATCAAGCGGCCGTTCGGTGACAGCCGTGTGCCGTTCGCGCTGCAGATTCTGGAGGCGGATTATTTGATTGATGATGATGTGCCGCAGGCGAAGGATGGCAACACGGTGCGGATGGGCATCGAGGTTGACAGCTATCTGCGGCCGCAGGCTTATCACTTCTATGCGAACCATCCTGGTGATACCTATGCCGGTAACACGCGCACCAATGGCAAGCGCGTGCGGGTGCCTGCTGATGAGGTGATCCACCTGTTCCTGCCTGAGCGGCCTGGGCAGACCAGGGGCGTGACATGGTTTGCTTCGGCGCTGATGCGGCTGCATATGCTGCAGGGCTATGAGGAGGCCGAGGTGGTGCGCGCTCGGGCTAGCAGCGCGCTGATGGGCTTTATTACCAGCCCTGAGGGCGAGCTGATGGGCGATGAGGTGTATGAGGGCGAGCGGGTCAGTGAGTTTCAGCCTGGTGTGTTCAAGTATCTGCAGCCCGGCGAGAGCGTGACGGTGCCGGACCTGAACAGCCCTGATGGTCAGCTTGAACCGTTCACCCGTTCGATGCTGCGTGCAGTGGCGGCTGGTGTGGGCGTGTCGTTCGAGAGCATCAGTAAGAACTTCTCAGAGAGCAACTACAGCAGCAGCCGGCTGAGTCTGCTTGAGGAGCGCGACACCTACCGGGTGCTGCAGCGGTACATGATCGAGAACTTCCACCAGCAGGTGTTTGAGAAGTGGCTTGATATGGCGGTGCTGAGCGGTGCGCTGAACCTGCCTGGTTACGAGACCAACCCTGATCGCTATCGTGCTAGCAGGTGGGTGCCCCGCAGCTGGGAGTGGGTAGATCCGCAGCGCGAGGTGGATGCTTATAAGACTGCGGTGCGGTGCGGATTTAAGACGCTGGGCCAGGTGATCGCTGAGCAGGGCGGTGATCTTGAGGATGTGCTGGTGGCACGTCAGGCTGAGCTGGCGATGCTCGATGAGATGGACATCGTGACCGACACCGACCCGAGCGAGGTGACGGAGGGTGGTGCGGTGCAGGCGCCGTTGGGGATGGGCGCAGTGCCGGCATTTGAGGAGACAGAGGCTCCGGTTGAGGAGGAGGAGTACGAGGAGCTGTCGGTGCTTGAGGATCCAACCGAGGCGCCTGAGGATTGATGGCAACCGTTGAGGGCCAAGAGATCGACCTAATGCCTACTGATGGCATGAAGGAAGAGGCGCAACGGTATCGGGAATGGAAGGATGAGGGCCGGGCTGGTGGCACTGAGGTGGCGGCCCGCCGCGCTGGGCAGATCTTGAGCGGTGATGAGCTGAGCGCCGACACGGTGATCACGATGGCGGCATGGTTCGCGCGCCATGAGGTGGACAAGCAGGGCGAGGGATTCAGCCCTGGCGAGGATGGCTATCCATCAGCGGGGCGGGTGGCATGGGCTGCATGGGGCGGCGATGCTGGTCAGGTATGGGCTAGCAGCAAAGCGGATAGAATCAAAGCAATACAAGAAAGAAGCGCCGTGGAATTAGAGCGCCCCTATCCGAACGAACATGCTGCGCGGTTGACTGATCCTGGGCAGTATGACTCGTTGCGTCGAGAGAACGATGCGGGCGGCTCAGGCATTGACTTCATCTACGGAATCAAGGAAGGCGAAAGCGAGATTCAGGCGATTCGATTCCGCAGTTCGGAGTACACAGCGGCCGAGGCGCGCCAGTGGTTGGCTGATCATGACTTCACCCCGATTGAGTTTGAGGAAGCCACCGGCGATGGCGAGGCTGCACGCGCTGCAGCCAATGAGCTGAGCGAGGGCGACTTCGTGCAGTGGGATTCAAGCGGCGGCACTGCTCGCGGGCGGATTGAGCATGTGATGCGTGAGGGCACGCTGGGTGTGCCCGACACTGAGTTCAGCATTGAAGCCACGGCTGAGGATCCTGCTGCGCTGATCCGCATCTACCGCGAAGGCGAGGATGGCTGGGATGCGACCGAAACGCTGGTCGGCCATAAGTTCTCGACGCTGAGCAAGATCGCTGCACTGCGCAGCATGATCGGCAAGTATCAACGGGCCGAGATGACCACCTTCGATGAGGTGGAGGATCGGACCTACGAGTTTCCGTTTAGCTCTGAGTTTCCTGTTGCGCGGTATTTCGGAAACGAGATCCTGAGCCATGAGGGCGAAGCGGCTGATCTGAGCCGTTTGAATGATGGTGCGCCGCTGCTGTTTAACCACAACCCCGATCGTGTGATTGGGGTTGTTGAGGCTGCTCGCATTGATAGCAAGCGCCGCCGCGGCTATGCCCGTGTGCGGTTCAGCCGCAACGCCTTCGCTCAGGAGATCCTGAGTGATGTGAAGGATGGCGTTCTACGGAATGTCTCCTTCGGCTACTCCATTGACAAAATGGAGGAGCGCGGCAGTGGCGACTTTGTTGCTACTGCTTGGTCACCGTATGAGATCTCTGTGGTCTCAATACCGGCCGACAAAACCGTGGGCATTGGCCGTGCGTTGATGCCCACTGAGCCCGCTGCTTCGGCAGCACCAACACCTGATCCCGTTCCTTCAATGGAAAACACCACCCCTGATCTGGCAGTGGTGCGGGCCGAAGCCGCTGAGGCTGAGCGTTCCCGCATTGCTGGCATTTCCGCGCTGTGCGATAAGCACGGCATGGCCGACCTCGGCCACCAGCTGATCGAATCTGGTCGTTCTATCGACGAGGCTCGCGCTGCTGTGCTCGACAAACTCGACATTCAACAGGAGCCCGTGAACATGAGCGCCGCTGACATCGGCCTGACTGAGAAGGAGAGCCGCAGCTTCTCCTTCCTGCGTGCCATCAACTATCTGTCCAACCCGACCGACCGCTCTGCCCGTGAGGCTGCTGCGTTCGAGATCGAGGCTTCCGAAGCCGCTGCCGCCAAACTCGGCCGTCAGTCCCGCGGCATCACCATCCCCCAGGATGTGCTGCGCCGTGACCTGAACGTCGGCACCGCTTCTGCCGGCGGCAACCTCGTTGCTACCGAGCTGGATGCTGGTTCGTTCATCGACCTGCTCCGCAATGCCTCTGCTCTGGATCAAGCTGGCGCCACCGTGCTGACCGGCCTGACCGGCAACGTTGCGATCCC